ATACTTTATACCTGAACAAACAAAATTAGCATTAAAGAACAACTTAACACCATTTTATTCTATTGAAAAAATTAGTAGAAGAAAAGCATTAATTAGACAAGTCGAGTTAGTCAATCAATATTATGATTTTAAATATTATGTATTACCTGGAATGTATTGGACTTGTAATAGTCCTGTAGGAGACAATGAAAAGTGTTGGCAAAGTGTTGCTACATTAGAAAGTTCCATAACAGATATTAAACTTCCTAGTAAGTCTTTATCTTACTTTATTGACCGTAGGTTTTAGTAACAGTAATGTTGTTATTTGTATTGTGTACAGATTGACTAGATTTAAAAGCTTGCATAACAGATTCATTTTCAAGTTCCAGAGACCTAGGTTGATTATCAAAAGTAATCGTGTATCTTTTAGATAAACTATCAATTTCTTCTTCAACTAAAGATGTAATCTTACCAGCTGCTTTGTAATCATTAATTATATTAGTTACATCAGCAGGCTCAGGATACCAGTCGACCAATGGGTCTTCTTTAGAATATGTTAAAATAATTGTAAAAGCCATAATTGTTCCCTTTCTTCTATTTATATTTGGTAAATATACTGATACCTAATTTATTTTTTATTTGATGTTTAGTAAAATCACTAGCACAATGTAATCTACAACAATCAAATACAATCGCATTACCTGGTGTCCAATTGTGTGCTGAGTTAAAACTTAAACCTTCTAACCATTTGTCTTTTAAATGTGTTAGATATTTCTCTTTCATAATAGGGTCAAAAGGCTCGTCTGTTTTACCTAATACATCCTTATAGTCATTTACAATTGTGTTATAATATGTTTCTACATCTTTTTCACCATTAAAAAATTTACTTGGTCCGTCAAGATAAACTTGGTCAAAGAAACACAAATGTGGTTCAGTTTCTCCCTCATATTTTAGTGGTATATTAAATGCTTTGTATATCTTAGGCCATTTTTCCCTATTATCATCATTATGAATAATATGAGGTCTTTCAACATAGAAATACATTCCATAATATATTTCTGAATCAGGATATAAATTATTAATCTTGTCTGTTATTTTTCTCATAACAGGCAATTTGTAGTTTGTTATTGCAGAGGTAATAGGACCTGTATTTTTGTGTACTTTATTTTCAGCTTTATTAAATACTTCTATCAACTCTTTTATATCATCTTTATTAATAAAATTTTCTATGTAATAGGTTTCTTCTAACCTATCTAATATAAAATCTTTGTCTTCTTGTGTTCTAGTGTGCATGTTGTAAATTAGCAATTAATTTTTGTACATTCTCAGATGTAAAAGGTACATTGATAATTAAATGTGTACTTTTTTTAGCCCAACTCATAGTTCTATGTACCTTTTTTGTATTAACATAATAAGGTCTGCCATGTTCAATCATCATTTTTTTATTGTCATGTATCCAATCATAGTTCATTGGTTCACAATCTTGTAAGAATACAGCAATTCTAAATGAATCTCTAGGCATAGTCGGATGGTCTCTATGAGGTACAAAATATCCACCAACACCACTTCTAACTAAGAAAGTTCTTCCAAGTGGCGAAAACTCATTTAACAATTCGTGTAAACTAGGTAACTTATCATATGCCATTGTAGGCACATTAAAGTCAGCTTCATGTAATCTTTTTCCCGCTTCTACACAAGCTTGTGCTAAACTAGGATTATCTTGATGTGTTTTACCGGGAAGATTTGTGATTGCAAGACCTTTTCTATTATTAGGTCTGTCTTCTCTAGGTAGATAATCTACCCATTCAGATTCTAATTCTTTAATTTCTTTTTGAAATTGTTTGTAGTTGATTTTAATTTTTAGTGGTTCCCAATCACCAACACTTAATAGTGCTAGTTCATCAGCAACTGTTTCTAAATTAACTTTTGATGTATCGTAGAGAGCAGATTTACCACTTACACCTTTTTTGACTATTACATTATCTACCATTATATACCTCTAAGTTATTTATATGTGATGTATTAAGTTGTCAATGACAGGTCTTTTATTTCTATTAGGACCTTTTGTTATAGATACATCTACATTACCATAATCAAAACCGTGTTTCTCACCTTGTTTAAATACTTCTCTTTGTACTTTATCATCAATTTTATCAATGTACCCTAAACCTAAAATTATTGAAGCATGACCAGAATATCCTCTGCCTAATTTTTCAGCTGTTGCTATTTCACCTAAACAACCATTGAAACCTGTATTTACACCTTGTTCTTCAGCCGCTATCATTGTTATAGTTGAGCTGACTAGACAATCATTAAATGTTTCTCTATTTTTGTTTTTTGCTACCCATATTAAAACAGTTGGTGCTAAAACTTGGCCATTGTATCTTCTATTACCTATTGGTCCTTCTTTTATTCTTTCACCATCTATACAGTAAGTATTTTCCCAATACAACCATTGTTTAATTTCGTTAGCCTTTTCTGAATTACCTAGTACAAATATTTCATAATTCCATTTACCATTTTTAGATGGCGCTAAATATGTACAGTCTAAAATATAATTTAGTTTTTCTTTTTCAACTGGTTTATCTGACCACCACTTTGCAGTAAATCTTTTTTCAAGTAATTCTTTCAACATACACTTATTTATCTGTTATAAATATATACATACAAGGAGATAATTATGAATACAGTAATGATTGACGGTAAAAGTTATGAAGTTGCAAAGTTGAGTCCAGAGTTACAAAACTACTTAGTAGTAAGACAAGAAATTCAGGCCTCTAAAGTAAGACATAATCTTGAGCTAGAAAAAATCGAAGTGTTGACAGCACATTATAACAAAAAAATTGCAGAATTAGTAAAAAAAGAAGTACCGGAAGAGAAATAAAACATGGCAGCTATAGCTAACTTATCAATAGACCAAGGGGCAACATTTACCTCTGATGTCACAGTCAAAGACGCAAATGATAACCCTTTTAACTTGACAGGTTATACAGCAGCTGCTAAATTAGCTAAAGGTTATGCCTCTACTAGAACAAGAACAGATTTTACTGCTACAGTAGCTGCTGACGCAACTACAGGAGTAGTAACTTTATCACTAACCTCAACACAAACGGCAGCTTTAGACGCCGAGAGGTATGTGTATGATTTAGAGATTACTCAAACATCAAGTGGCAATGTCACTAGAGTAATTGAAGGTATTATTTCGGTACGACCACAAGTAACTACTTAATTCAACTCTTTTTTGTTATAAATATACACAAGGAGAGAATTAATGCCTGATATTACAGCTAAGATTAATGTAAATACATCACAAGGACCACAACAAGTTTCAGTAGCCTTGCCATCTGCTCAGGCGGCTCAAAATAGTTCTCTACAATTAAAGTTATTAGGAGATGTTGATACAACTTCTCTTGCAGATGGAGCTATTTTACAATATAGGTCAAGTGACGCCAAGTTTGTTGCACGAACAGAAATTGTTACAACAACGGGTACCTTGACATTAAACGCAGGTTCATTTTAGGAGTTTTAAATGGCAACGGTAATTCAGATAAAAAGAAGTTCAGCGGCAACAGCCCCGAGTACGCTGAAACTAGGTGAATTAGCTTATACTTATGGAACAGGTACACAAGCCAATAGTGGTGATAGACTATTCATTGGTGAGGGTGGCGTTGACGGTAACGGTGACGCAAATAATATTTCAGTAATTGGTGGTCAGTATTTTACTGACATGTTAGACCATGTCGCAGGTACTTTAACAGGAAGTTCAGCACTTACAGCAGACGCAAACTTAGCAATCGACCAAGTGATTGTAGGTAATTCTGCTACAGTAGGTGGTACAGTAAAATTAAACGAAGGTACAAATAACGGTACAAACTTTATTGGTTTGAAAGCTCCTAATGCCGTTACTACTACAACTACATTTACTTTACCAGACGGTGATGGTACAGCAGGTCAATTCTTAAAAACAGACGGTTCAGGCAATTTAGATTTTGCAACTGTAAATCAGTTTATTGATTTAGCAGGTGATTCAGGTTCAGACACATACAATACTGCTGAGACATTGACATTCTCAGGTGGTGCAGGTATGCAAACTGTTATCACAGATAACGAAGTAACAATTAACGCAACAGCATTAACAAATTCAAACTTATCAGGTTCTGCTGGTATTACAAATGCTAACTTAGCAAATCCTACAACAACTTTAGGTTCATCTACATTAACATTAGGTGCAACTACAACTGACATTGCAGGATTAACTTCTTTAGTTGTTGATAGTATTACTATCAATGGCGCTACTATGTCAACAACTGCTGGTAATACTGACATTGTTATGTCTCCTCACGGAACAGGAACAGTTACAGTACCAAGTGGTTATGAAGACAGAGCAGGATTTACAACAAACTCATTAGCAAACAAAGCTTATGTTGACCAAGTTGCACAAGGTTTAGATACAAAACCATCAACTAGAGCAGCTACAACTGCTGACTTATCAACAACATACTCAAACGGAAGTTCGGGTGTTGGTGCGACATTAACAGCAGGTTCAAATGGTGCAATTGTAATTGATGGTGTTTCACTATCAGTAGATGATAGAGTTTTAGTTAAAGACCAATCAACAGCAGCTGAAAATGGTATTTACAGAGTTACAACACAAGGTGATGGTTCAACTGCCTTTGTGTTAACAAGAGCAACTCCTGAAGACCAACCTGAAGAATTAACAGGTGGTGCTTTCGTATTTGTAGAAGAAGGTACTGCTAATGCAAATAACGGTTATGTATTTACTCATACAGGTGCTCCTACTTTTGGTACAACAAGTTTAGATGTTGCTCAATTCTCAGG